TTGAATCGGAAATTCAAAGAATTACCGAACAACTTGAAAATCGAAATACTGAACATGAAAAGTTAGAGTTGTTTAAGAAAGAACTTCAATCTACATTTGATGATCTTTCTACTCAAAAAGAAACAATTAAATATTACGATTTTTCATACAGTCTTCTAAAAGACGGTGGTGTAAAAACTAAAATCATTAAAAAGTATCTGCCATTAATTAATCAGCAGGTGAACAGATACCTACAAATGATGGACTTTTACATCAATTTTACTCTAGACGAAGAGTTTAACGAAACAATTCAGTCACCAATTCACGAAGATTTTTCATATAGTTCATTTAGTGAAGGTGAGAAATCTCGTATCAATCTTTCATTGACATTTGCTTGGAGAGAAGTTGCCAAACTCAAAAATTCAGCCAATGTCAATGTGATTTTCTTTGATGAAGTATTTGATTCATCACTCGATGGATTTGGAACTGACGACTTTCTAAAAATTATTAGATATGTCATTAAAGATACTAATGTATTCGTGATCTCTCATAAGAATGGTTTAGAGGACAAATTTGAAAGTGTCATAAAGTTTGAGAAGGTTAAAGGTTTTTCTCGTATGGTGGCCTGAACCACCTAAGAACAATGCAAGTCCCAAACTGGAAGCACCATTCTAAAAAAGAACAAAAACGAAAATTAAAACCGCAAGCACTGAGGCAAGCAAAAGCAAGACTAGCCCAGTTCAAAAAGCGTCATATGGGTCGTCCAAAGGGCGACCTTTCGTTTTATGATGGTCTCATACGAAACGAATCAAATGTCTGTTCGCCACGAAATCAAATCTCAACTTGCGAAACTTCTTGCCACTGAAGATTTGGTGGTGGAACATAAGAAAGTTTCTACTGCTTGTTTTAATGTTCATACTCGTGTGTTGACTCTTCCCCTTTGGGAGAAAGCAAGTAACCTTGTCTATGATCTTCTTGTGGGGCACGAAGTTGGCCACGCTCTCTTTACTCCTGATGAAGACTGGATTCAAAAACATAAGATTCCTCCTCAATTTGTGAATGTGGTTGAGGATGCTCGCATCGAGAAACTGATGAAGCGCAAGTATGCTGGACTTGCTAAGACTTTCTTCAATGGATATAAGGAATTAAATGAAGAAGATTTCTTCCAAGTTTCTGATGAAGATATTTCCACTTTTAATCTTGCTGACCGTGTAAACCTTTACTTCAAGATCGGTAACTTCATCACTCTTGATTTTAAACCTGAAGAAAAGGAAATCATCAATTTGATTGGTGCGTGTGAAAGTTTTGCGGACGCATTGCTTGCTGCTGAAGAACTTTACAAATACTGCAAGAAGGAAAAGGAGCAACAGCAAAAGGTTGCTGACTTCGATTCTCACGAAACTCAAGGAAATTCGCAGTCTCCTGCAGGGGATTTTGTGGAGAGTAATGACTCCTCTTCCGAGCAAGAAAGTGAGAGTGATAACTCCTCCGAAAAAGAGTCTGAAGAGTCTTATGGCGGCACTGCTCAAGGTGATCAAACACCACTAAGTTCTTCTAATGAGGATGAACCCGAAGTTCGTACAGCTGATTCTCTAGAGGATAAGATTCGTGATCTAGTAAATGATAATGGTTATGAGAATGTCTATGTTGAAATTCCTCAAGTAAATCTTGACACTGTGATTGGTAAAAACTCTGAGGTTCACAAAGATATTAACGATTCATTTACTCATCAACAGAAAATTCACAATGAACACGCTGAGAGGCAAAATTATACTCCAGTAAATCTTTACAAGGAATCTGATCTTGACTTTAAGAAGTTTAAGTCTTCTGCTCAGAAAGAAGTAAATTATCTTGTGAAAGAGTTTGAGTGCCGTAAGGCAGCAGATCAGTATGCTCGTGCATCAACTGCTCGCACAGGTGTTCTTGATACTACTCGTCTTCATACCTACAAATACAATGAAGATTTGTTCAAGAAAGTTTCTGTGATTCCTGATGGTAAGAATCATGGTTTGGTATTTGTGCTGGACTGGAGTGGTTCTATGTGTGATGTGATGCTTGATACTTGCAAGCAACTCTTCAACCTTGTTTGGTTCTGTAAAAAAGTTTCTATTCCTTTTGAGGTTTATGCTTTTACTAATGAGTGGCGTCGTGGTGAGTATGATTATGAGAATGATCGTTATCTCGCAGCCGATCGAACTCCTCACTATCAAAAGAAAGAAAGTTTGATTTGTATTGATGAGACATTTTCTATGATGAATATTCTTACCAGTAAAGTTTCTGGTAAAGAACTTGAGCATCAAATGTTGAATATCTGGCGTCTCGCTTATTGCTTTGGTAGAACATACACTTCTCCATATACTTATTCCAGTCGTCTTGCACTTTCTGGAACTCCTTTGAATGAAGCTCTAATTGCTCTACATCAAATTCTTCCTAAATTTCAAAAAGAAAATAAACTGCAGAAGGTGCAGTGTATTGTCCTAACTGATGGAGAAGCAAATCAACTTGTCTATCACAGGGAGGTGAATCGTCGTTGGGAAAATGGACCAACTCTTGGTACTGGGAATATTAATCCGTTGACTACATTTCTTCGTGATCGCAAACTTGGAACTACTTATATGTTTGGTTATGGTTATCACGAATTTACTGATGTCCTTCTCAATAATTTGAAGGATAAGTTTTCTTCCACAAACTTTATTGGTATTCGTGTTCTTGAAAGTCGCAATGCAAGCAGGTTTATTCAACTTTACCATTCACATAATGATAAAGAGTATGAAAAAATTCAAAGTGACTGGAAGAAACTAAAGAGTTTTACTATTACTAAGTCTGGTTATGATGCATATTTTGCAATGTCTGCAACTGCACTTTCTCAGGACACTGAGTTTGAAGTTGAAGAGTGTGCAACTAAGTCACAAATCAAATCTGCATTTGTTAAGTCTTTGAAGACTAAAAAACTGAATAAGAAAGTTCTAGGTGAGTTCATATCTTTGGTGGCATAAATATATGAAAAGTATTTTTGTAAAAATGCAGTTCCAGGAAGATTACCTTGACGAAAGGACATTAATGAAAATGAAAAAGTCTGGGAAATCGGGCACTATGCCCATTCCTGGTTCTGAAGGTGCTGCTAGAAAAGATGTTGCTCGTGCTGGATTTAGAAAAAAAGGTCCAGTAAGAGAACCTGAAATTGAAAAAAGTGGAAAAGATGTTCCTGTTTGGGTAAGAACTCATAAGTCTCCTGCAGAGTATGCTGCTCATACTGCTAAGAAACAACATAAAGAAGGAGATAAACCACAAAGTAAAGAGTTGAAAAAACAGTTTCATAAGACTGGAGCCAAAAAAGATTCTCCAGTTCACGATATAACTGTCGGTTCTCCAAAAAAATCAATCAAAGATCCTGGTCAAAAAGCAAGGGCATTTGTGAGTGCTTTGAAAACCACAAAAGAAAAAATGAAAGAAAAGAAAGGAGTTGCAACCAATACTCCTACTGCTATTCATTCCACTGGTAAAAAAAGAAAAAGAAGTGATGAGGAAGGTGCTGAGCAGAGAGGCAGAATATATGGTAAACTTGGTATGGGAGAAAGAAATCCTAAAACTGGAGTTCAAATGGCTAAACTTAAAGAAGGAAAGACCTTTGCACAATTTATGAGTGAATGTAAAAAATATGAAAACCAAGTTTCCATTTGAACATGTTTTAAAATATGATACCAAAGAAGTATGGATTAAATGCAATGGCAGCACAACTGCTATGGGAGTCCCTGCTTTAGTTAATAAATATTACCCAGGGTATATTGGTCGTATTGCCAGTGAAGAGTATCTAAGAGAACTCAAGAACCAGTTGGCAAACTGACCACAGGGGTCCCAAGAGGACCCTTTTTTCGTTTATAATGACTAGGTTGAAACAAAGCAAACGAATGGCACTCTCCTCCGACTACATCCGCACTTCTCTTCAGAACCTTTATGGCAACAGTGTCACTGGTGCTGATATTCGTGCCTGGTGTAATCTGAACGATGCTAACTATCAAACTGTAACTAAAAAACTTGAACAATTCAAAATTGGCCGTGGTAAATGGAATCTTGAAGTGACTCAACAAAAAGTAGAAGAAATCGAACGTACTTTCCAAGCACCCTCTGTGGTTCCTCCTATCGAACAAAATCTTATTCCTGATAAAGATGATACCTTCGTCAAGTTTGGTAACTTTGGTGATATTAAGAAAATTATTCAGTCCCGTATTTTTTATCCTGCGTTCATTACGGGTCTTTCGGGTAACGGTAAAACGTTCTCTGTGGAGCAAGCGTGTGCTCAACTTAAGCGTGAACTGATCCGTGTAAATATTACGATTGAAACTGATGAAGATGACCTTATTGGTGGTTTCCGCCTTGTTGATGGTGCCACTGTTTGGCACAATGGTCCTGTCATTGAAGCACTCGAACGTGGAGCGATCCTGCTCCTTGACGAGATTGACCTTGCCTCCAACAAAATCCTTTGTCTACAATCCGTGCTAGAAGGTAAAGGTGTATTCCTTAAGAAGATTGGTCGTTTCGTAAAACCTGCCGCTGGATTCAACGTGTTCGCAACCGCAAACACCAAGGGTAAGGGTTCTGATGACGGTCGCTTTATCGGCACTAACGTTCTCAACGAAGCCTTCCTTGAGCGTTTCCCTGTGACCTTTGAGCAGTCCTATCCTGCCCCTGCTACTGAGCAAAAGATCCTGGAAGGCATCGCTCTGGATCTGCAGGTGGAAGACCGTGACTTCTGTAAGCGTTTGGTTGATTGGGCAGACATCATCCGCAAGACCTTCTATGATGGTGGTATTGAGGAAATCATCAGCACTCGCCGTCTGGTTCACATTATCCGTGCCTATAGTATCTTTGGTAACAAAGCAAAGGCAATTGATGTCTGTACTGCTAGGTTTGATGATGAAACTAAAATGGCTTTCATCGAACTCTATGATAAGGTCGATGCAGATTTCCAGATGCCTACTGAACAGGTGGATTACAATCCTAACATTGACCAACCCACTCCTTTCTGATATAATTGGGGAAGGTAAATGTGCCTTCCCTCTTTTTTATGATTGAATCAACTTTTACTATTACTATGCCTGAAACAAAAAATCATCTCTGGAAATACAACGAAGACAAAATTCTCAAAGATGTTGAAGATTATGTGACTAGCACTTATGGGAGTCATTATTGTGGTCACGAACAAGACTACAAAGATGTACAAACAATTGACTTAATGGCAGCAAAAGAACTTGCTGCTGGATTCTGTCAAGCAAACATCATTAAGTATGGTAGCCGCTATGGTGACAAGGATGGACGCAACAAGCGTGATTTGCTCAAAGTAATTCACTATGCTATGCTGCTGCTCCACTTTGATGGACACTACACCCGCAAAGATAATGGTCTCTCTGAATTTCGCTGATTATTATGAAACTCTCTGACAAAACTCTGACTCTGCTGAAGAACTTTTCTTCTATCAATCAGTCTATCCTCTTCAAAGAAGGTAGTTCTCTTCGCACTATTTCTGTGATGAAGAACATTCTTGCTGAGGCAACAATTGAAGAAGAACTGCCTAAAGACTTTGGAATCTATGACCTTAATCAGTTCTTGAACGGCCTTAATCTGCATCAAAATGCAGAACTAGATTTCCAAAATGATGGATATGTGGTTATTAAGGAAGGTAAGTCACGCTCCAAATATTTCTTTGCAGATCCTAATGTAATTATCACTCCTCCTGATAAAGATATTGTTCTGCCGAGTGAAGATGTTTGTTTCCTTCTTGATACCAAAGAACTTGATAAACTCCTTAAAGCTGCTGCTGTTTATCAACTTCCTGACTTGTCTGTGGTTGGTGAAGCAGGTGTGGTGAAACTGGTTGTTCGTGATAAGAAGAATGACACATCCAACGACTTCTCTGTGGTCGTTGGTGAAACCGATGAAACTTTCTCTTTCAACTTCAAGGTAGAAAACATCAAGATTATTCCTGGCAATTATGAAGTTGTTATTTCCAGCAAACTTTTGTCACGTTTCAAGAACACTGGATTTGATGTGACTTATCATATCGCCCTTGAACCTGACTCTACTTTTGGATGAAATATTCTGTAAAGTATAAAATCCCTGGAGATGGTAGATATCTGGAACTTGTGGTCGAAGCAACAAGTCAATCACAAGCAAAAAAGATTGCTCAAGCACAAGTTCCCTCTGCTATAATTATTGGTGGTCCGCAACCTTTGTAATGAACATTTTTGTGACTTCTCCTTGGCCTGCTGAGAGTGCTATTTGTCTTCCTGACAAACACATTGTTAAAATGCCGTTAGAGTGTTGTCAGATGCTTTCCATTGTTGCTTCTGAAAAGTGGGGACACAGATATGGTCCTTTATATAAGACTGATAACACTCCTTACAAAACCGAAAAAGGTGCCTTTCGCAATCATCCTTGCACCAAATGGGCAATGAAAAATATCCACAATGCTTATTGGTTAATTAAACACGGACTTAATTTGTGTGATGAGTACACTTTGCGGTATAATAAAACTCATTCGTGTTATAAAACACTTGTGGATGCTTATTATTTGTTTCCCAAGGGGAAGATTACTGAAGTAACTTCATTTGCACGAGCAATGCCAGATGAATTTAAATTTGACACAAGCATCGACACTTTTACTGCTTACAAGATGTATATTGCATCCAAACCTTGGGTTGCATCTAATTATCTTCGTATGCCAGAAAGAAAACCTGAATGGATCTAAATTATGACAAGTGAATTTCTTTATGTGGAAAAATACCGTCCTCAAGTAATTGATGACTGTATTCTTCCTGATGAAACTAAAAAAACCTTTAAGGAGTTTGTAGCAAAAGGTGAGATTCCCAATCTCCTTCTTGCTGGCCCTCCTGGTATTGGTAAAACTACAATCGCAAAAGCATTATGTAATGAATTGGGGGCAGATTATTATGTCATCAATGGATCCGACGAAGGACGTTTCTTGGATACTGTACGAAACCAAGCAAAGAACTTTGCTTCGACCGTCTCACTTACGGGATCTTCTAAACACAAGGTCATCATCATCGATGAGGCGGATAACACAGGAAACGACGTACAACTCCTACTACGGGCGAATATTGAGGCATTTTATAGCAACTGCCGATTCATCTTCACCTGCAACTACAAGAACAAGATTATTGAACCCCTTCACTCCCGATGTGCAGTCATTGACTTCACCATCAAAGGGAAGCAAAGAGTTCAACTTGCGGGTAGTTTCTTTCAACGACTTCAATCAATCCTGGATCAGGAAAAAATTGAATATGATCAAAAAGTCGTTGCGGAACTTGTATCAAAACACTTCCCAGATTTTCGTAGGGTCCTCAATGAATGCCAAAGGTATTCTACAGGAGGAAAAATCGACTCGGGCATTCTTGCATCTTTCTCAGACATCTCTGTAAATGAACTCATTAAGAATCTCAAAGATAAGAACTTTACTGAAGTCCGAAAGTGGGTGGTCTCCAACTTGGACAACGATGCTAGTAGCCTACTTCGCAGGATTTATGACGCCACTTTTGATTGTCTTTCACCCCAATCTATTCCTGCTGCCGTTCTTGTTATTGCTAAGTATCAATACCAATGTGCGTTCGTGGCTGACCAAGAAGTAAATCTTCTTGCTGCTTTAACTGAAATTATGTGTGAGTGTGAATTCAAATGACTGTAAAACTTATTCGAATGTCTTCTGGAGAAGACCTTATTGCAACCCTAAACAAAGAGACTGATAATAATATTGTTATTCAGGACGCAATCGTTGCAGTTCCCACTGGAAGTGGAACTCTTGGATTTGTTCCTTGGGCTCCTCTACTCAGTAAGACTGAAAAAGAATTGACCGTGGAAAAAATCTTCGTGGTCTATGTTGCAGAACCTGATGAAGGTGTTGTAAAGCAATATGATATGATGTTTAATAAGATCATAACTCCATCCAAAAAACTAATTCAATGATTATTTCTGAACAAGACGCTCTGTGGGCAGCAGATGAATTTATTGAGTATTTCTCTCAGATGGGAAATATTGAGGATTATTTGCGTTTTGTGAAGAAGGAAGTAATCAAGAGTTCTAATACACTTGCTCCATTGCACGATGAGTTCTTCAATGAAGATATTCATCCAGAAGATATGGAGTTTGATATCAAGTTTGTTGGTGACCGTTTCCAGCAAGCACTACCTCAAGAACACTACAACACTCTTCTGAGAGTTGTGTCTTCTCATAACAATGAATCAAATATTCCTGGTAGAGAACTACGTTGGATGGTTTTTGAAAAGAATACTGGTAAGGTTATTGGATTTATCCGTTTTGGTTCTCCAACAATCAATTCAAAACCAAGAAATGAATGGTTAGGAAAAACACCAGATCTCTCCATCTTTAATCGTCACGCAGCTATGGGTTTTGTGATTGTTCCATCACAACCATTTGGATACAATTATCTTGGCGGTAAACTTCTAGCACTACTTTGTTGTTCTCATTATGCAAGAGAAACACTTAATCAAGTCTTTGAAAAAGACATCGCCCTTTTTGAGACAACTTCTCTTTATGGTTCAACTACAGATGCATCTCAATATGATGGTCTAAAACCTTTTATGAGATATAAAGGTTTGACTGAGAGTAAGTTCTTACCTCTTCTTCACGACGATGTATTCCATAAATTGCACGATAGGTTTACATACCTGAATAACAATACTCCTTTGACTGATAACAAAGCATCATCAAAAAAGATGAAGCGCCAGACAAAGATGATCTCAATTATTCGTAACTCTCTTCAAGATAAACAAAAACTTGATGAGTTTAATCGTGTAATTGATATGGCATTTAACCTTACTCAGAAGAAAAGATTTTATATTTCCGACTATGGTTATTCAAATGTGCGTGAAGTAATCCTTGGGGAACAAGATAAACTTATTCCTGGTCCAAATTGGGATAAGTTCTACTTGGAAAACATTATCTTTTGGTGGAAAAAGAAAGCAACTAAGAGATATGAAAAACTAAAGGAAGAAGGAAGACTAAGAACCAGAGTTGAACTTTGGACCGATGACGACGAAATTCAAATTATACGATGACTTACGAACTTAAAGATTGGTTGAACTCCATTAACTTCACCAAAGAAGATTTGATGGAAAGTGATCCAGATTCAAAAAAAGAATACTCTCCTTATGTTATTAATCGATGTCTATCTGGACATATTGATTGCATTCTTTTTGCAAATGAAATGAATATGTACCATAGTCTTGATAAAGATATGCAGTATTCATTTTACCTAAATAGTCTGAGGAAAAGGAAGAGATTTTCTCCCTGGCTCCGTAAAGATAAAGTCAAAGATTTAGAATGCATTAAAAAATACTATAGTTATAGTAATGAGAAGGCATCTCAAGCTTTGAAAATTCTAAATAAAGAACAACTAGATTTTATTAAAAAACGACTTGAAACTGGCGGAACAAAATGACTAACCAAACAATTGAACCACAAGTAAACTGGTCTCCCGATATGATGGTAGAGGTCGTTCTAAATGAACCTGATGATTTTTTGAAAGTTCGTGAAACTTTGACTCGTATCGGAGTTGCATCGAGAAAAGAGAAAAAACTCTATCAAAGTGCTCATATTCTTCATAAGCAAGGCAGATATTATATCGTTCACTTTAAGGAACTGTTTGCTCTGGATGGTAAACACGCCAATCTAACTGTGAATGATGTTCAACGCCGCAATCGTATTGTTCGTCTTCTTGCTGACTGGGGACTGATTACGGTTGTAAAGGAAAGTGCTGTAACAGACATTGCACCCCTCAATCAAATCAAAGTTCTTGCCTACAAAGACAAAGGTGATTGGATTTTAGAACAGAAGTATAATATTGGTAAGAAAGGAAAAGCGGTAGAAACCGAATGAAAAAATACGGGGTCCAACACCCCGTTTTTTTATATTCTTGTATTTTATAAATAACTAAAAAGTATTCGTAAAATGGACGCACAAGAACTTCGTAATCTTCAAGAAGCATATTTAGAAGTTGTTGAAAATCAGCAACTTGATGAAATATCACAGAAGACTGCTACTAGTACATATGCTCAAAGAAGAACTGGTGAGTTTGAAGGTGATGATGCTCCTAATAGAGTAGCAAAAACCAATAAACTCAAAGGTCGTATTGAGAAAAAGTTTGGAGCAAAGGCAGGAGAACATGCAGATAGAGCAGCAGATGTTAAAACCTTTGGTCGCAAGGATGCAAGTGGTGGACGCAAGCAAAGTCCACAACCAAGAATTCAAACAAGTGATCATGAAAATCAAAGAGAATTTAAAAGAGAGTTGAGGATTAAGAGAGATAGAAGACTTCGTGCAGCGCGTGGAGAGGATACGAATGAGCAAGTAGATATATATGATGTACTTCTTTCACACCTCCTTGATGAAGGATATGCTGAAACACCAGAAGCAGCAGAAGCAATTATGGTGAATATGAGTGAAGAGTGGAGACAGAGTATTCTTGGTTGATAAATATTAGCGCTTGTTTGTGGT